CTGTGTGGAAGTTTCATTAAAAAATTCAAAACTTGCAGTAACATCATACCAAACTGATTCGTAAGTGTCTGCTGCTTGAAACTTAACAGTTCCGGTATAGTGATCCATGTCCATTTTCACAGTGGTTAGGCTTTGTCCGCTAGTGGGAATATGACTAGAATAGAATTCTGTAAGTTGCGTAGTGTTTACCGGTTGTGGTGTTAGTGCCCAATCAGGATAGTTTGTGGGTCCAGGTTGCAGTTGTTGTGCTTTACCATAGATTGTGGGAATGGTAAGCATTTGGCTAGGCACCAATGCAGGAAACACTGAGTCTACAATGTTGCAGTCTGCTCTAGCACCTGAATTAGCATCCACATAAGCGGCCTGCACATAGTCTCCTGCTGTGCGCTGTATGCTGTAACTGCCGGGCTGTGCTGTAATGTTAATGGTATCCGCATTGTCCAGCACTACTTTTACTCTGCCCAGTGTGGCGCTGAGTGTGACCATGGGCTTTTCAACCAACAGTTGATCGCCAGTTTGATTCATCAATCTAAACACAAAAGAGCTGCCCGTAATGTTTACTGGCTTCTCTTCTTGATTGATAAATTCAAACAGTAGCACATTGTCTACGCCTTTGTTTACGGTTAATTGTTTTGCATACACTGGGTCGTACCTCGCTGTGAAATATCCACCACTGGTGTCAACTAACAAGACTTTGGTAATTTGCTGGTATAAGTAAACGGTGGTTGAATACATAGGATCCTCAAACAATATTTATGGGCAATGATATCTTTCAAAAATTGGCGGTAAAATATCCGTTTATAACGCTGTGCGTTTACGCCAATGAAGAATATGTGGGTGTGGTGCAAAACAAAGACGATGCTGTCACTACCATCTACGATTTTGGTGCTGTACTAACTCAAGACGCCAAACTAGAATACTTGGAATTAGCAGCCACCTGGTGGTGGGAAAGCAATAGAAGTATACCCATAAACATCTTTTTGCGTGGCGAGTGGGACAAGTTTCGCCCTACACTACGCACATTCTCCAACAAAGATCTTGAAATTTTACACGGGCCAGCTTGCAGTTTGATGGACATTGCTCGCAAGAAAACCAAGCGAAAATCAATCACACTTGTGCGGCGTCTTGATTAAGTAGATTCATGTGTAGGGCAACAAGGGCCGCGTAGGAAACTGCGTGGCTTTTCTTAAATGTGTATCCGCGTGAATCATCCCCGTTCCACACTTCGGCAAATACTTCGGTCCACGGACGATTTTGCAAGTGTGCTTTGCCTGGTCGGATAACTGAAATAAATGCTGCCATTCTAGGTATTGAATCTGGCTGCATGGACACCATCAAGTCTGTGTAATTGCCCACATGCACCAACTGACTGGTCCAAACAGTGTCAGTCCACAGTCTGTGCCAGGGCGGGGAGGCTGCTAACATTTCTGCATAGTGTGCAGGATCACGGATCAACTGATACACACTCATGTTCAACAGGTCTATCTTGAAGTATCCACGCTGTTCTGCTGACTCATAGTCTATGGCTGCACAGCCGTTGGGTATGTCCTGTGGAATGTCTGTGATATAGATGCCCGAATTGTGTTTACGCACTTGACCTTGATGCAGTTGCCGTGCGGCAGTGTGTTGAATCAGTTTCAACACCGCCGTTCTATCCGGCACATCAATGTCGATGTCTGCGCTCATATTTTTCTAAATGTGGTATAAGAATTTGTTCAGCAAATGCACGATGTGCATCTGGACCATAGTGTGCAATGTCGGGCCGATCTTTAAAATCCAACGGAACAAATCCTTGTTGACAGCACCAACGTGCAAATCCAAAAGTTTCAAAGTCAAAGAAATTTTCACTTTTTAGATGTGATTTAAAAAAGTCAAGTAGGTATTCAGATTCTAGTTTTTCAGCCATTGGCGCTTGAAATATTAAAAACTGTATGTCTAGTTGTTGCATCAGCGCCTGAAACATCATTAAGTCGCATAAAAGATTAGTCCTCTCTGCATAAGGACTGTAGTAGTATGCACGACCTTGACTGTATTTGTCAAAAAATTTTTGATCAATTCTATGTTTGTTTTTTTTCAATCCTATGTCTTTGCCAGCTAGAAGCATTTTGCGCCAATTTATTTCTTCTGTAAAAATGTGAGTTTCAAAATTTGATTCAGACTCGTTGCGTGGAATTTTATTATTGTTCCATATTTCACTTCTGAGTTCAAATGATAATCCAATCAATGCAATTATTTTTTGATCTGGATTTAACGTTCTTTGATGCGTTAAATCATGAACAGCAGTTCTTAATATACGTCGATTGCAACTGCCACTTATTGCATTGTTTACTACAAATCCCTGAAAATACTCTCCGACCACATGTGCATAGGTTTGATTTTTTAATGTTGGATAATAATTTTCATCACTGTAACTATCGCCATTGCAATACACTATTGGAAAATCAATGTCTGCACTCATTTTGAATCAGTATCACACAGTGCAGTCACAACTTGTAGTTTCTCTTTGGCCAGTTGAACTGCTGCCAAGGCATCTGCCACTGTAGGATGCTTGGCTGCTAGGGCAGCAATGCGCCATTCTTCATCACGCTTGGCTCGCGCCCAATCTAATAAGGTTTCAGCGTCTGATGAGAGTGAAATCATAGGATGTGATGAGTGAAGCGATTGCCAGGAGTTGCCATCATTAATTTCCAAACAGTTCATGCTGGGACTCCACCGCACCATGCCTGCTCCGCTTGCACCTGGACTGATGTATGGATTGGTGAACATGCCACCTGATACTTGAATGTATTTGCTGCCGTTAATAGATCTAATCATAATGCAATTATAGCCACAAGGCCAATGTAAGTCAACTGATGTGCCATCTGATCCAAGCCCAAGTGTGCCCAGAAGCTGGGATTCTGAAGGTCTCTATTGCCCCAGTTCATTTTGGCCCAATCAATGTGATAGTGAGACACAGCATCTATCACGCCCATTATTATGCTGGCTGGCCAATAGGCCGGACCAACCACTAGACCAACACACACGGCTGTGCCAATACCTTGTTTGAGACTGTGCCGCATGCCTACCCAATGTCCGTACACGCCTTTGTGATTGACCTCCGTCATGCTTTGATCCACAAAGTCAATATACCAGTGTTTGATCTGTAAGAGTATGAGTGTTAAAAATATTACTGTTGCCATGTTACCAACCTGCCTTGCTCAATATGTCTTTTGCGTATTCTTGATCAGCAGGATAGTTGTGAAACTTTTTCTGCCATACATCTGAGTCAATGTAAGGCCATACCATGTTGATCTGATCGGGAGTGAGTTCACCCAAGAACCGTTGCCCTGACTCTGAATTGTAAATCACCCAGGGTGATATCCTGCCTGTTGTGACTGCATAGCACATGGCCGGAGTGCTGCCATATCTCAAGCAGTCTTGTGGCTGTGCTGAATTTTTTTCTGCCCAGTCCATGCCAAACTCTACTGCTCTAGCTAATGCATCGTTTACATTCTCCGCAGGCAAATGTTGTATGAGATATTCTGTGTACAGTTGATCACTGGCCCAACGGTCAATCTTCTTGTTGTTTTTCAACAGCCACTCAAGAAACTGTTTGGGATTGATTGTTCTTGTGCTCACACAATAGCGCCCAAACTTCACAAACGCACGATAGTAAGGCGAGTCAGCAAAGTCGTCAAATGTCTTGAGCCGGGCCGAACCTTGGCTCATTTCGTAAAACCGGATATATGCTTGAAAGCCTAATTCTACACCGCGTTCTGCTCGTTCCTGTCTGCGCCGTTTGGGCTCACACACATGAACTGCTAGACTGGTTTCTCGAGCAAAGTCTTTCTTGCAGTATTGGCATTGGGTCATTGTAGTATTTTATGCTCTTGTATGTAAGATGTCAAGAACTCATTGAGCTTGTGGTGGTGACCTATAGCCGGATGTGTCATATCCGGAGGAACATAAGGCGAGCCTGGAGGGTACTTTTTGGGTTCTACACCTTGAGTTGCTTGCCATTCAGTTGCTCGCCATCGATATCCATTGACAATTTCTGGACGACTCAACAAACTCAATCTGGGATCTGTTAGGTATTTGTGATACAAATCATCAGCCTGTTGAAACATCAGCACTCGATGTCCTCTAGATTTCAAACTGTCAATTGTGCTGAGCATGCGGTACATGAGATCTTCAGTACGATCCAAAATGCTGTACACTTCAGTTTTGAGTTTGGTGTCTACAAACTGCTCGGACTCTTTTTGGTTCCAGCCAGTTTGCCATCTGTAGGCAAACTCTTGATTTTGCGGATTTACCCATCGTCCTTCAAAATCATTTTCTGGTTCGCAGATGGGTATTTCTAATCTACTAAGGAATGTCATGCCCAACACATACAGCGTAGGAGGTGCTGTGTAACTGTGTTTGAGAGTGGTGCGCAGTATCCTGCTGTTGGCACTGCCACTGATGGCAATGCTGTTGGCTTGAGTTATACCTAACCGCTGTGCTAGATCAGTGTGTCCATTGCCCAATGCATAAGAATGGGTGTAACTGCATCCATTTACAACCAATTGCTGGATCATTTTTCATTGCCGGCAGCGCGGTTGTATGCGTCAATTTCTTTTTGTGTTGTGATTGCTGCCATAACATCTATCTCATCATCTTTATAGTGTGGATACATTGCCATTAGTGCTTTGCGTTTGGCACTAAGGCCAGCTTGTTTTTTCTTAGGAGCAATCCAAGGATGGCGTTGCGATCCTAAATCTGGACTTACACTAGTGGCCATGAGCCATTGCAGTTTTGGGTGTTTGCTTACATTGAAGAAGTGTTTGTTCAATCTTTCGTTAGTGGCAATCACATAAAACTCTTGCAATTCTCTTGAACCTTCTACTGCCGAGCCCCAGCGTATCATGAGATAGTTTGAAAACTTTTTCTTTTCTTCTGCGGTAAGGTCGTCGTAGAATGATCTGACCTTGCGGTCAAACATCTTCATCTCATTGGCAATGGTCAGTTTATCGCTCATCAGTTTTGGTCAGTTTGTAAATCATTATAGCACGTTCTAGTGCGTCTTGTAAAGTGGGATTGGTTCGAGCAGCTCGCCGAATTTCGCCCCACATCTTGTCTTCCTGGAGGTGATCAAGCAAAGGTCGGCCGTCGCTGGTTCGTTTATCGTAGGATATTTGATGTCCAGTCACAGGATCATATGCATAGCCCATTAACTTACGGTCAGCAGGATCAGCACCAAACTCTCGAGCATACACTTCGTTGCCCACACGTTCGTAAATGTATGTGGCACCCGGTTTAAGGGTGCCCATATTGGTAGCCGTATTGTAAATGTGCCCAACGTAGAAAACGCTCTAGGCCTTCACGATCGTCAGGATAACTTTCCAGATACACTCTGGCCAGTCTATTGATAATTTCAAATACTTCAGGTTCAGTGTAGGGCATTACCAGGCCTTGTTGTAGTCCACAATCTCGCAGTTACGACTGACGTCTTTGACAAAGTACACACAGTCAGGGTCCGCACCTTCACTTACAGGCACAGCCAACAGTTGACCATTCTTGAGTTTGGGTGCGTACCAGGATACCTCATGATACACATCTAGGATTTCAATGTCCGGAAAACTGGGACGAAAGCTGGTTAGTGGATTGAATTGGAATACTTTGAACCCACGGTCGTTAATTGATGTGAGTGGCAACACTTCTAGATCACCAACGTCAGGTTCACCAATCAAGATCTGCCAGTCCATGGGCATCTTTATGGTGTGCTCGCCAATGCGCAACACAAGAGCAGGAGCATTGAAGCTTTCCAAAAAGATCAAGGGTATAAAGTGATAGTCAGGCTCTGCTGGATTTGAATTGTCTAATATTGCAAAACGCATGTCATCTACTTCTTCTGGCAGGTGATCTAAATCGTAAGTGGCATTGTCTAGGGTAAGTATTCTCATGTTGTCATTTTACTTGGTCTGTGGCAATTTGTCAACGATTTTGCGATGAATATTTGCAGCCACTTGTTCTTGCGTAGCACGGTCTGTGTGGAATGGAGAATCAAATGTTGGATTGGCTCCGCCAAAGTCAACAGCCACTTTTCCAACATCTTCATCGGTAAACTTTAATGGCAGTATGCCGGCAGCTAACATTTTGTTATGCCAATATTCAAACAACCAGTTGTCTAATATTTGTTGCATGTCATAATCAAACAGTTCAGTAAGATATTGCTTTGTAGCCTGTAGTTTTTCTGGAGAGACTATTGAATGATTTTCCAAGCCCTGAGGCACTGTGCTTAATATTGGCGCATTGAGATTTCCGGTCCAGGTCTCATGTGTACTAGGCATGTGAGAATTAAAATACACAAAATTTCTTAAACCGTCATCTGGTCGAAATCCATCTTTTAGTTTGATGGTGATGCGACTGGCCCAAGTTTTGTTGTAGACAATTACATCAGGTTGGTGTTTTACTGCTTCTTGTATCTGAAACATGATTCCTGTGTTGCTGAATCCGCCATGTGCAAAATGCAACACCTTGTAGCCATATTGATCTTCAAGTATCTGACTAAAATGTCCTCTTAGTCCTGTTTCTTTAAGATCAACTGTGCTGGCAGTACAATAGCTTTCGCCACACACCGCAACAGTTATTTTATTTTCATCCATTCTAATTTTTCTTGGGTAAAGGGATAGTTGGCTTCTTTGTAGAATTGCTTGCGCTTGGTCAAATGGCGCTTGGCAAATTTACAAGTTGAGGTTATGTCCCAAATTTGAACATGGTCTTTATCTTCTGCTTTTCTTATCCCGCGTCCAATGCTTTGGATAACGCGGACAAAACTTTTCCCGGGTTCCACAAGAACCAAATTAAAAATCCTAGGGATATTAATACCCACAGCGGCAACACCATAGGTAGCCACAATAATCTTATCAGTGCTGTCCGCCACTTCGTCATATTCATCTTGTCTATCTTTTGCTTTGGTTGCACCTGACACAAACACAGCACGTTCACCCAGTCGCTCGACCAATTGTCTGCCGCATTCAGTGCGATCTACTAGTACCAGGGTGTTGCCTGTTTCGTTTACATGGCGTATGAGTTCACTCATGGCATCCAGCCTGCCAGACTCTTCCAACAAGTATTTAAGCTCGCTTTGGTAGTTTGAATACTCCACGTGATCCTGTAACTGCACAATGTTCACATGACACTGCGCCAGCACCCCTTGTTGTTGTAATTCGTTAGCACTGAGCTTGCTGATCACCGGCCCCAGGCTCACCAATAGGGCTTGGCTTTCAAACTTTTCTTTGGGCACAGTACCGGTCAATCCCCAGCGAATTGGCACTCTAGCCATCACGCTGGTCAGCAGGGTCTTGAGTGCATCTGCTTTGGCCATGTGTACTTCGTCCACCATCACGCACACCACATCTTCAATAAAGTCCTGTATGGTTGCCTCTCCCACACCTGCCTTGGTATTCTTTAGCAGTACATTTAGACTCTGCCAAGTGCAGATGGTATGTGTGCGTCCATGTTCTTTTCTGTCGCCAAAGTAAACACCCACATCCAAGCCAAGATTAACATAGTCCTTTTCAGTTTGTGTAACCAAACTCTTGTTGGGCACAATTACAATGGATCGTCCATATGGCTCTATGCTGGCACTCAAGGCTGCTGTCATGATTGTCTTGCCTGCACCTGTTGCCACTTCCTGTATGCATTGTGGGTTGGTTAGAAAGTTGTTCACAATCTCTACCTGATAGTCACGCAACAAGATAGGTTGCCCTTCTGCAGGATGTCCTTTTGGCCAAGTCTTGTGTGCAAATGTTTGTTCTGTAACTTGGGCAAACTCAAATACAGTAGAGTATTCTCTTTGGTCATCTAACTCAATGTCGTAATTGTAGCGTTCCAGGATGGGCATGATCTCTGGCAAGAGATTGGTGTATGTTGATCCGCCTAATTGGAAGTAACTGACCTTGCCGTCCCATCTTCCCAATCTTACCGCCGGCAAGTATCTTGCATAGGGTACATCATACTTGAATGCATTGACCAAGGCCTTGCGCACATCCAAGTCGATACCCTCTAGCTTGATGTTTACTTCATCTCGAATTTGTATGGTGCATCTTTTCATTGTATAATAACTTTGAGCACCCTTTGTTGGCGTGCTATTTCTTGTATGAGTTGTTGTGGTTGTCCGGTATACTGCAAATCTGCCACGGGAAAACGCAGTGGTTGTGCTATTGCATTATACACACTTGTGATGCCATGGGCAAGAAAAAAATCTTGGTGTCGATCAATGTACTGTTGCATGCCTGGCTCTCTGAAGCTTAAATCGTGATTGAAAAATGCCACATGAAAATCGGCACTGTAGTGACCAAACGGTCGGAATGCATCCTCGCCTATGTACTTGTCATTGTCGTGTGCTAGGTCCTCGACTGTTTTTCCAATTTCACAATAATTGAGATACACAGTTCCAAATTGTATTTGCGTCTCACCCCATTGCGCCAACTGAGCAGGGTCAAGTTTTTTTGTCTTGGGCATGCCAAACCAAGTGCAAACAAATCTTGGCTTTGTACCTTGCAGCACAGTCTCACATCTATGCACAGCCAGGTTCAATTCTGACAGTGCCTGTTTCACCTGGTCAGGTGCCTGTTGCCAGTATTCGGATGTCTGTTGATCTAGCAGTCCATGATAGCGTTCAAAGATGTTGTGCAAGTAATTGAGACAGTCTTGGCTCCAATCAAACTCACGCTTGATGATAGGAGTGTGTTGGTTGATTGTTGTGATACATTGTTCTATCATAATTTCGGCACGAATGCGTTCTTCTAATTGAGAACCAAAGCCGTAAAATCTATCTGGATGATCTAACGGATAACTGCCGCGGGCTTGCATACGTTCAACCCATAACTCAGCAAGAGGGGTTGGTCGTATTTTAAATTGCAGTGTCAAGCCTTGGCTTAGATGTATCAGCAGGTGTTGCGGCATTGTAACAGTATATACTTACCGCCGCAAGAAGTCAAAAAGACAGGTACCGTTTTACGGGTACCTGCCACAAAGCCCGGGCCGGAGCCAACCAATGCCCGGGATAACCTTGGAGGGTTAATCTTTTGAGTTGATGCTAGTCTTAAACAAGAAGCCACATAGGATAGTGATACCCCAGGCCTGCAACCAAGTCACTTCACTGACCCCTGCTACGGCACTCACCAGGCAACCGTTCCACAGCATGTACACTGGCCAGCTCAGTAAGAAACTCAGTAACAAGAGCCCTACAATAGCAATCACAACTGCACCAACAAAAACTGCAAATTTTTCCATGTCACGCTCCGTAGTATTCCAGGCACTTCACAGTAAAGCCTGCTTCACGCTGTTCATCTGCTTCGTACTCGGTATCCACCGAGTACAAGTACAAGTCGCCTTCCCAAATTTCATACATGTTAGGCTCCTGCGGGTTTCATAACAGTGGTCTCTGCAAGACGCTTCCAGTTCAACACTGACATCTTGCGCAAGTCCGCAATCTTAAGAGCCATACGCAGACTCATCTCACGCAGACGATTCTTATTCTCGTCCATGAAGGCGATGATCTCGTCTTGCACACACTCGTCAAAGTCATAGTCTGCAAACAACACACCGTCCTTGGCAATCTGCTTGATACGCAGGACCTTGTCACGCATGGTGTCCAGAGTCAAGTCCAAGTAGTGGCAGCGGCTTTGCAGTGCATCCAAGTGGTCCCGCAATTTCTGCGAACGCATGGTGTCAAACTTCAAGTTGGTAATAAAAATTACCGAGCCTTTGAACTCAAAACTGTCTGGAATGCCTTCGCTTCGCAGAATGCGACTGTCTGACAACCAGGAAATCTTACGCTTCTTGCCGGAGTCCAAGGCACCCTTCAACAAGTTAAGAGCAACGTCATCCAACAGGATGGAGTCACAGTCATCAAACACCAACACACAATTGGGATCTGAATACTTGTACAAGGTTTGGTACAGGCCAATGGGACTGGCTGAGCCTTTAACAACCTCGGCCTTAAGGCGTTTGCTGGCCAGCTTGTCAAACAAGCAGGCCTTGTCAATCTCTTGCTCTACACCGTAGCTCTTGCCCACCCCAGGAGGGCCGCTCACAATCATAGCACGGATGTCGCCGCTCACGCAGGCCTTGGTCATCTCATGCAGGATGTCAAAACGCTCACGGATACGGTCCATGGCTTGTTCATCAGTCTCTGCCACCACAGTGGGCTTGAATTTCACAGTGTTTTCTTGCACATGCTCTCCTGAAGTATACTCAATGTCTGAAATGTTTTCTACCTTGATGCGGATGGCATCGGGGCAGTTGGGAAAGGTACCATCATTTTGCACGGTGACATAGCCACCTTTGGCACCAGTTTGGAATCCACTTACAAGAGTGAACACTTGGTTTTGAATCACTTTGTTGCGGTAAACGCCGCGAACGATACGAATTGCACTCATGGTTGGCTCCTTGGTGTGCGGTTGAACTTTGCTGTCTATGTGTGTATTATAGCAAATTGGCATTTATTCGTCAACCTTTAGAATTCATTTTATCTAAAATTTCTTGCGACTGCAATCGACCTAATACTATAGTATACATCAAATATACCAGACCCCCAATAGCCAGTGTGGCCACGGTGTACTGAAGTAGTTCCACAGGTGCATACTTTAGTACTACCTGAATTGCCACTACCATTATGGCTAGATACCCCAAAATTCCCAGGGTTTTTACTGCGGCTCTAACACGAATATCCATATCTACCTTTCTTTGTATGCCACTATTGTAGCAGATTGCCATTTATTGGTCAAGTCCCGCCAATTTGGAGGGTTATGTAATACTATCGTATACACTATTAAAAACCTGCTCTGTAGGCACGCCATGTTGCTCATAGCCCTGCACCACCATGTCAAAATAGCTTTGGTTGGGCAGGCTGTCCTCGTTTCCTGGTTGCATAAAGTAACACTCTGCAACAACCACTCCACCCCGGTGTTCCACTGCAAATTGCCCGCGATTGTAATACCAGGGAAAGCCTTCCAGGTTGTCCAGGCTATTCAAATGATACTGATCAATGCGCCACAACACACCGTCCACATAGGAACCCCGGCACGGCACTACATCAGCGTGAATGGCAAAGCGGAAGGCATGGTCAATCAGGCGTGCGTGGCCCAAGCTCAGGGCGCCCGGACAGCGTTGAGCCATGCCCTCACGGTTGGTGTTCATTCCATAAG